ACCTATATCGGTCTTAAAGAATAAAGATTCTCGGATATGATGTCCTGAAATAAAGCGTATTTCACCGTATTTGTCCCTTGCAAGGGCATTAGGAGAGTAGCACGGCATAAATTTAATTGATAAAGCGTCCCTTCAATAACAATTAAAGCCTTATACCTCCTCTCATTGGTTTAGGAGATAGGTTTTTAATGTGTGTTTTGTTAGCAGTAGATTTAAAGATTTTTTTAGATTTATTTAAGGGTACAGGTTTGCGTTTCATAAATATAGAGATTAATTAGGGTTATTTTGAGATTTTTCAGCAGAATTTGAAGAATCCGCTTCTTTGCCTTGTTGAGAGGCAGAAGCGTCTTCTAACTGCTGTTGTAGATGTTGAGCATATTCTTCCATATTATTGTGAAAGCGTTTTTTAATATTAATAGGTAATTGATCGAATTGTTGTTGAATGTGAGTTGAATGGTTAAGCATATCTTCACGAGACGGAACTTGAGTATGATCTATGTAGTGAGGTTTAGTTTCATTGATATGAGTAACAAGTCCAGTCTTGTCATATTGTTTGATAATGTTGTGAATATCACATTCATCTTGAAATGATTGTTTTGTTAAAGGTTCTTCTCTTGTTTCAAGAGTAATATTTTTACGATTTTTTAAGTAAGGGTTAGTTGATTGCATAATTAAGAGTAAAAGTTATTATAGTAAATGTTTGAGGAATTTTAAGCGTTGAGCCCAGCCACCAGTTTCGGATTCAAATTTATTTTCGTTTTTAGCTCTTTGAACATCATAAGAAGAAATTTGAGAGTTAATACCAACTTGTTTAGCTGATGCAGAGTTAAGCTTTGCTTGTTCAAATGCTTGTCTTTCTTGTGCTTGATTAAGTCGTTGTTGAGATTTTTGTGTATTGATAGATTCATTAATTGCTTTAATGTCTGCGTTTTGTCTTCTTACTTCCAAAGCAGTTGAGAGAGAGTTACCAATTGCATCTTGTGCTTGATAAGTTGCACCTGCTGGAGTTGAAGCACCACCTTGAGAGTAAGCAAGCATTGGATTGATTCCTGCGGCTCTCATATCTTGGTTTGCTCTTTGGTAGGCAGTTGATGACATTCTTTCTTGGAATGACATTTGATTGTTAGCAATTTTTTGGTTTGACCTGTTAGTCAAAACTGTACCGATTAAAGAACCAGCTGCTCCCACTAATTGCCCTAACATATATTAATTAAATTAATTCAAAATGCACCAAATCATTAAATGTTTGGTCTTTAAAGTTATTGTTGTTGTTCCAGTCTCCGCCCCATATAATAGGAATGTTTAATTGTTTTGCGGTAGCTTGTACAAAGCCAGCAAAATGGTAGAAGCGTTTTGTATCTTCCCAGTCTATAGGGTAAGGAGCTACATCTACCGCCATAGAGGGCGTAGAATTGTGTTTAGATACATTAATAAGGGTTTTACCCTCACGAAGTAGTTCTTGTTGTCTGTCGTTGCTCCTATGCCCTTCTATGATGGTACAATCGTAATGTTTGATTATTTCATTAAAAAGATTTTGTAAATTAGAATCACAGGTATCTAATTTTTGTTGAGATAATGTTGTAAATTTCATATTCTTGGAATTAATGACGGAATTGAATATGTTGGAAGAGGTCTTATTGAGGAATAATTGAAATAAAAGTCCCCTATAAATTCAGGTTCATCTTGAACTGCAATTGCTCTTTTAACAGGAGGGCGTTCTTCAATAAAGTCAGCTGATAATTGAGGGCGTTGAGGTGTACCATCGGACAATGCGAATTGTTGAGCTAAATGCCAAGTATCGAGACTTTGAAAGCCTGCACCTGTCCACGCCGAACGCATTAAACCAGTAAGCATTGAGCGTTTGTATCTGTATTCTGCATATCTTTCTTGATAGCCAAATACAAGGTTATCATCAGAAGAACCATCGCAAAAGATTTCTTTGCTTAATACGGCTTGTTCGCCAAGATTTGCAAATTCAGGCATAAGCATATCATAACGAGTATTTCTTGACCACATACGGTCAAGTCCACCTTGATAAGTCATATCTGCTCTTGCTGATACTAGACCAATAATTACACCGTGTTCTTCAAATGATTTGACAAATCCTATACCATTTGTACCGCCTACACCAAAGGCACTTAAATTTCCTTGTGGAGAAGATGTGTCGGATGATGATGTTTGAGCAACAGGGGTAACGGTTAAAGGGTGGCTACCTCCGCCAAGATATTCGGGACGCTGAAGTCTTGCGTCAGAGGATGTTACGCCAAAATGTGCTTTAATGAGTTCAGTATATCTTGTACCACCTCTAGCGTCTCTTTCAAGAAATTGTTGCATTGCAACAGCTTCTCTGAGGGCATTAATAGAAATACCAGTAGCAGAAGATAAATCAGTTTGTAGACCTGTAGGATTGCCGAATGATACTGCACCGCCAGCGCCACCATAGCCGGAAAGGAAGAGACGACCTGGTGTAGGAGAAGCAATGCCGTTAACTTGCATAGAATAGTCAGTGCCTGCTACATTTATTTCAGGATTTACACCAGTAGATACAACATTGGCAAAAGAGCCGAGAGAAATAGTTACAGGAGAACCTTTTTGTGGTGCAGGAAGACACGAAGTAAAATAATCGTGTCTTTTACCTCTGCGTAACAGCTTATAAAGGGACGCCGTATCTCCACTATCGCCTTTTGGAACGGTAACGGAATCTTGTAGGTTCTCATCACGGTACCACTCATTCCAAATGAAGTTATAAGCCCTATGGAAAAGAGATATGTGAGTAAAATTACTTTTTTTTACCGGAAGACCGAAATAATCTTCTAATGAGTTTAAAGCATAACCACCAGTAGGGGCAGTCATCTTTGGAATTACATAATCTATTGAGTCAGTAGGGTTCTTTCTTTCGCCCATGAATTTTGGGAAATTATCCCAAATTAAACGATTAGGTACGAAAAAGAAATGATAATCCAAATAGATGTTATCCATAAGAGGATGAAGAGGAGTAGCGAGCCGTACCAAGGAAGAAACTTGAAGATTGTGGGTATCTCCTGGAATAACTTCGTCAACAAAGATTGGAATAAGTTTACCAGAGTCGAAAGTTGTTTTGAGTCCACTTGAGCGGTTAAATTTCGAGCGAGAGATATTAGCTTCGGCAACTTGGGAAAACGAGTAAGAAGTTTGCTGGTTAACAGTAGTTTTAGCCATAACATAAAACAATAATTAATTTTTTGATTTAACGAATTCAATGGCAATACCGAGTGATTGTTTAGCTTCATAATGGTGTATTTTCCCTGTAACGGTGTCAAACTCACCAATTTCAAATAATGTGAAGTCTGCTGGATATTGACCGACTGTTGTTTGAGAGTCGTTAGCAACGCGTTCAAAATCACGAAGAGCTTGTCCTTTGTGAGATGATATGAAAGGGGAAAGGTAGGTTTCTACTTTAGAGTCGTAGACTGTGTAGATTTTTTGTAGCATAGTGTTTTATATAAGTTGGTCATACAAATACTATTTGTGTTGTTTTGCTTGTCAAGGAATTTCTTGACATTTATTTAATTTTTTGTGTATAGTGGAAATGTAGAAGTACATAGTATATAAGTTTGGTCGCTGATAACTAACGCTTCGTAATGGGTGGGTGAGAATCCACCCGTTTTTTTCTGATTATATGCGTATTTTTTTGTATCTCATTTTAGCAGTTCCATTGAGTATTTTAAGTATAATTTTAATACCTGGATTGTTAGTTTTAATTTTATTAAAAATTTTAAATAAATAGGTTTTTTTGACCCAATTTTTTCAAATTGTGTCAGTTGTGGAATTTCACAACAAGTAAGGTGAAATTCCACTGAGGAAAATTTGAAGAATTGTTCCTATTTTTAGCATTTTTTTGGTACGGAGTACCAGACGATTTTTTTCGCTTAATGGATTGCGAAAAATCGTCTATTCGAACGGTCGAATAAGTTTTGATATTTGAGCAAGTTTAACTTGCTCTTTAACGAGTAGCCTTTGCATTGAGTATTCTTCATCATTATTGAGTTCTTCAATGGTGTTTACTCTTTTTTCCTTAATTGAAAGGAAAAGGTCAGGATTAAGCCTCTCAAGGAGTTTATCGTAGTATGCTGGAGGACGCATTTTTTTGCCTTTGATTATGACTTCGTCAGATGGATAGACATCGGTATGGTATTTTTCGAACCATTGTGTGCCGAGTCCTCCGCCAAGGGCTTCAGGGTAGGGCTTCATACGAGAAGCGATTGCATATTCAGGTTTGCGTTGCCCTGTAACGACTCCGTCTTCTTCGTTAATAATAGCGTAATGTTGTTGTTTAGATGGTCCGTTTACCTTTTTGTCGATATAACGAGCGACATAGGCGGCGGATTCAAATGTAACATTGCCAATATAGGCATAGCCTTTGCCCCATACTTTGTCAAGGGTGGGGGACATATAGAGACGGTGTCCGCCGTTTAGGATTTGGAATAATTGTTTGTCTTCGAAGTCCAGTCCAAAGAGTAGGATGTGATAGTGAGGGCGATGTGTAGTGTCGCCGTATTCTCCGCAGTACATGTAGCGGAATTTAGAATTAGAACCTCTGTATTGAAAGTGTCTGCGTAAGCGTTTAAAGAATTGTTGCATATCTTCCAGTACGAGGGTTTTGTCTTTTGGAAGATTGTCATCGTTGTAGGTTAATGTGAGAAATGATGATGTTTCGTGCATTTGGTTTTCGTGAGTTGAGCGGATTGCCCATTCTCTTGAGTGATGTAATCTGCAACCTTTACAGGATTTGCAGGCAATAGGAAAAATTTCAGTAGGGTGATAATCGTGTTTAGATACGAGTTTATAAGCTATACCTTGGTTAATACCAGTAACAAGACCTATATC